TTCTCTTCCCCGCTCTATCGCCGAAGCGGTAATCGCTTCGACATTCGGCGTTGTCGTTTCCTTTAAGAACTCTGCGGATGTAGGCTTGTTGTCTTTAGCGACCGAACATTGGTGAACCAAGTATTCAGCTTCGCTATCGAATTCTAATCCGCAAGGTGAGCAAATATGTTTCATATTTTTTTGCGCTGGCCGTTTTGATAATCCTTTTTCAAATGGCAACCACGGCAAAGCCATTCCCAATTCTTAAACTCTCGATTGTAAATTCCGTTATTTGAAAGGTCAAATCTTTTGGCCTTTCCACAACGAGGACAAACAAGAGGTTTTTTCAGTCTTCGTTTAACCCAAGTGTGTAGCGCCTGGTAGCCGACATTCTCGCCTTGCCAAAAAGGGTGTTTCTCCATTTCCTTAAATCCATTTAAAGAAATTTTTGACGCTTCCGCCCGACTGCGCAAGACTATTCCTGCCTCTCTAATCCACATTAAGGCCTTGCGCTGGTTTGTTCCAAAAATTTTCGCAATCGCCCAACTTCCTTTTTTGTTTTCCAAATAAAGTTTTTTAAGAAGCGGGACATCGGGGCAATTTTTTTTTGGAAAAGGATTTTTGTGGTATTCGAGCCAAATCTCTAAATTTGTCTTCATAAAATTGTGGTTATAATTTAATAACCCAATTTTATCAACTCCCCTTTTTGTTGTCAAGGTATATCATTATGCGACCTCATCATACTGATAATGCATTGTCGAACTCGACCCCGCTGTATCTCCGGCGCCAACCTGTATCTGGTGGACTAAATAATCCGAAGAACCTGTGCCTGTTAAAGCTCCCGTCAATGAACCGCCAATCCCTAAATTCGCCGTAGCAGGCTCGCTGGTAGGCATAGTCTGCGTGGCAATCGAAGAAGCTGTCTTGACTGGCGTGGCGTAAGTAGGCGCTCCGCCGTAGGAAGTCGTGCGAGCATTTGTTTTATGCGTCGCTGAACCGCCCAACGCTCCCGTGCGCCAAATTTTCAGGTTATCGATTTTCGACGACCCGCCCATAGCGGTAATATGGATTTTTTGCCACTTCTCATAGGAGTTTTCCCCGGGAGTAATCGGGTAATTAGCGGCTACCAATTCCTTAGCGTCAGTATTGCCCATATTCGAGTTGGCAATATTGTGGCTCAAGGTTTCCCCTGTGCCGTTCGCTTCGTCAATTTCTATTGTCGCTGGCATTTTTTTAATCGTTAAGAATAATGCGAGCAAAGGGGGAGGTCGCCCTCCCCCGCTCGAACTCTAAATCTAGGAAGATGCGCCGGTCTTTAAAACAGTAATCGCTTCCGGTAAAGCAATCACATAGCCAACCCGTTCCTCGAGGCGCAAGGCAACCATATCTTGCTCGGCAAGATTGATTATCGTTTCGCCGTCGCCGTCGGTGATAGTAGCCTGGTCTAACATCTTGGCGCGAATAGATTGTTTGTCGCCAAGAACGCAAGCCATTCTCAAGTTGCCGAAAATAAGGAAGCCCTTATTAGCGGTGGCAAAAGTTTTGCCCGGCAACGCTTCAACCAAGACATAAGGATAATCCCAAATCTGGGCAGGAGTGGTTTCGCTCGGTCTTTGGAAGATGTAATTTTTGTCATCATCTTTCAATTTGCGAATAACAGAAAGCATAGTGCGGTTTAAATAGAACTTTGAACCAGCCAAAGCGCCCGCTGGCGTTTCGTCAATCATATCCAGCAAATCATCGGCGGTAATATCTTCCGCCACATCGCCCACTGTCATCGGGACGGTATTGACCAAAGAGTTATTGATAATGCCAGTCCACGGAGCGCCTGTGCCCGCAAAGAATTGCAAATCCTCTTCCTTAGAAACGGCCTCGGCAAAAAGCTGGGCAGTCAAGGAGGTCAAATCGATAGCGCTGTCCTCTAAAATTTCCTCGGTGAAAGGAATAATAGCGGCTAACTTTTTCAAGGTCTGGGTGATAAGGCCGAAAGTAGGCTGTGTGCCACTCTTCTTGGCTTTCTCATCAGTCCAGTAAACGGAAATGCCAGAAGCAAGCGTCGGGATTTTTCTCGAATTACCAGCACCGCTAAAAGGCAAATACCACATTTCACGGCGAGCAACGCCATACTCGTTTTTCGCAAGGCGCAAAACTTCTGCACGCAACTCTTCCGGGATGAGCAACCCAGCCTTAGCGCCGGTTTCGTCATCGGTATCAACTGACTTGCTTTTAAATTCTTTCATTGCTTCGACATCCTTAGTCAAAAGCGCTTTCAAGAAACGGCGGGTTTCGTCTTTCTTGGTATCAACGGTTTTCTTTCCGCTGTCAATCGCCTTTTTGCGAGCTTCGCTAACTCCCGCCACAAACTTGGAAGTCAACTCGCTGGCAATGCTATCGACCTTAGAGGAAATTTCGTCCTGCACGCCTTTGGAAATCATTTCCCTTAAAGCTTTTTCGTCAACGCCCTCGTCATCTTTCGGAGCGTCCTCGGCAGGGGCTTCCTCTTCCGCTTCTTCGGCTTCTTCTTCGCCGTCGGCAAACTTCTTTTTAGCTTCGTCGCTCATCAAATCAATATTGTCCTTTAAAGCCTTAACTTCGTCGGCCTGTAAAGAGGCAAAACCCTTTTTGAGCAACTTAGCAATCAATTTTGCTATGTTCATATTTTTGGTTTTAATACTTTTATTTTTTTATCGACTTTTTTGCTTCAAGCAACCTCCGAATTGCGAGGTTTACTTTTCTGCAATCTAACTTTCCGCCCGTCGCCAACGGGGTTTCGACCTTTTTATTTTCTTTGCGATTATCGGTGCTTAAAACTTTCAAATGCTCATCGACCATTCCGACCACAATTTTTGCCGTTTCTTCCGCCAATTTTATCTCTTCATTTTTGGCGTCCTCGATTTTTTTATTTTCCAAATCGACCAACCCCTTAACATCAATGCCCTTGCTTTCGGCAAGAGCCATAGAGTTCGCCGGGACATTTACGCAGGAAATTTCAAAGAGTGTATTTTCTTTTAAAATAATAATGCTATTTTCTTGGTCAACTTCGTAAACATCATTGCGAAATCCGACCGAAAATGCCCGCATAAATCCGCCCTTATAAAGATTGTAAAGCGTTTTGGCCAATTCATTCTCATTGTAGGCAAATTGAATACCGCCCGCCAATTGGCCATTAGTATCGACGACCAAATCAATCGCCTTGCCGACCGCCGGCAAATAATTATCGTGCGCGAACAAGACAACAGGATTTGCCAAAAATTCTTGCAATTTCCAGCCCGTCTGCACGACTTTCTCGTCGTGCCGGTCAATGTCGTCCGTGGAAAAAACGCCCCGAATAATAAAATTTGCGTCGTCGCCCTCTTGCGCTTGAACCGCTTTAAAAAGAAATTTTTGTCGAATTAAATTTGGCATATTTTTTGTTTTTTATTTTTCAATCACCGGCGCGATAACACATCGGCAATTTATAGTTTCGCCCGGTTCGCCGTTAGCGTCGCCGGGATAATTTAACCCATTGGAAAACTTCTCATTCAGTCCGACGACTTCGCCGTCAATATCAGCGTGGCTGTCCCGTGTCCTATCGTCCGCCGTCGCTATCCATTCCTTGTGAGTAGCAACCGACTGTTTAAAACCAGCCAGCGTGCCCTCGTTGTTTCCCGCCGTCGCTTCCGTTCTTGCTATCATATCCGCCCGGGATAAGCTGAAATCAGAATAAACGCCCCGCACCCTGTCGCTAATGGCGACCACGCCGTCGCCCGCTTCCAATCCGTCCGCAATCGCCCGAGTAATTTTGTCCCGTGTCGTGGTATTGACTGATAAGCCGAAAAGTGTCGCCCGTTCTTTTAAAGTTTTCTTGACTTCCTGCGTAAAGATAAACGAGGAATTAGGCTCAATAAGTTTAAGCGCTTCCTTTCCCGATGTTTTAGCATAGTCCTCTAAAAAAGGGAAAATGAATTCGGCATAAACTTCTTGCTCATCGTCAAAAAACTTTGCAATCTTATCTTCCGCCCCCGCTTTTATTCTTTTCTTTTTCGCCGTCTTTTTGAAATCATCTTCGCTCATTGCCTCGAAAAACCTTTTTTCTTGCTGGTTATTGAGCTTAATAACTTCCTTTTTTAAATCTGCGCCCCGTCTATCAATCCGGCGGTTAATCAGTTCGTAATACTTCTGCCGATTATCGCCGACAATTAAGCGGTTAAGCTCTTTTTTTTTTACATTTTTATTTTTAATCTGTTCGACTGCTTTTGCCAACTCCTCGGCAATAATCATTCTGGTAAAAAGATTTTTCTTGCCCCTAAAAATCTTTTTATAATCCGCCGAAAAAGTCTTGCCCTCGCTCTGAACCAATCCGCCGACATCGACATCAGAAAAAGGCTTGTATAAATTCCAGCCACCCTCAATCGGCGCGAACCCCTCTTTTTGTCTGACTTCGTTTATCATCATCCAGCCATTTTTTAAAGCGTTATCAAAGACCGAAAGCTTGGTTTCGACATTTTCCGGCGTCGGGTCGATAAAATCCAAAAAAAGATTTTCGCCGAAATCTTTGTAAGTCATCTCCTCGTTTATTTTCTCGAACAGTTCGGCAATCTCCGGCTTAATCGTTTCCGATAAGAAAATAAAAGTGGCTGTTTCAGCGTTCGCTCGATTGACATCATCGGTAATAGCAACAATTGGTTTCGGCACGGCAAAGGCCGTCAAAATATCATCTCGAGTAAACTTCATACTCTCGATAAAATCCATTTCCTTTTGGGAAATCGAAATTTGCTGGTAATCCATTCCGCCCTCGAATAAAGCAACCTTGGATGTTTTCCCCAATCCTCGGTGGCGTTTTTCGAAGCTGTCTTTGAGTTCCGTCTTTTGTTCCGCCGTTAATTTCCTATCAGTCTTTAAAACAGCGTCAGGCCGAGCGTTA